TTACGAATAATAAACTTAAATCAATAAGAGAAAAAGAAATTATAGATATTTTTGAAGAGATTTATAATTCTATTGAAGATGGCGGTTATGATGTAGTTATAGAAGGCATTATTTCTGATGAAACTAATAAAAAGTTACAAGAACTTGGTTATAAAGTAGAGGAAGAAACATGGATTGCTGAAAGAAATACTAGAATAAGTTGGGGTGATGAAGATGAATGACAATAATATTATTGCTTTAATTGGAATGGGTCTTTTAATAGTAGTTCCTCTAGTTATTGCAGCTTGTTATGGATTATATCGACGTATTGCTTATTATAAAAAGGAATTAGAGGACTCATATAGAAATTATAGTTTAGATGTTATTAAAGAATGTCCTTTATGTAAAAGTAAAGAAGTAACATTACAAGAAACAATAAAATTCCCTAATATTGAAGTTAATGCTTATTATAGTTACAGTAAGATAAAGTTTCATACATATGATATAAAATCGACATGGAAGATATATTGTAAATCATGCGGTTGTTCTTCTTCAGAATTTAGTGGAATTTCTGAAGTTATTGACAATTGGAATAATAGAACTGAAAGGATTGAAGATAATGGCATACAGTAAATACAAAAAGTCTTATAAACCAAGTGGTTATAAAACGCAAGAGAATAATACTTATGCTTATCACGATATCGACGAACATCACGACTGGATCAAAAGGAGTATTGATATGCAGGGTTTACAAAATAATAGATATATTATTTTAAATGATAATGTAAAAGATGGAGAGATTAATGCTCCTGGTTTTACTGATGGAACTAAATTGCTTATCATAAGATTTCCTTTAGAAGCATACAGACAGATTGATACAACGTTTGTTGTAAATAATAAAGAAGTATTGGTAAGTGACTTTGGTTGTGCAGTAAATGCGGAAACGTGTAAGAAACTTGGAGTTGATTTAAATCTTGATACAGTATATTTACAGGAGGTTGAATAATGGAAATAGTAGATAATAATAAACAATGTTGTTTTAGTGAAATTGAGGAAGGGGAAGTTTTTCTTGTAAAAGGTTGTTATAATTATTATTATTGTTTAAAAATGAAAGCGACGGCAAGTTCTACTTTTTCGGTAGGATATATAAATGCTGTAAATTTAGAAACTGGTGCGCCAGCATGTTTTGAATTAAATGAACCAGTTATTAAAAAAACTGCTAAGGTGGTGATTGAATAATGGAAATAGTAGATACAGCTTATGAGGCAATAAAAGTAGCTAAAGTTGATGGCGGCGAAGTTTTTATGTTACATGGTGATTATTTTATGAAAATGAAGTTTACAGTATATAGTTCTGATGGTGTAATAGACGGAACACAATATAATGTAGTTAATTTATCAACTGGTGATCCCGATTATATTGATGGTGACAACCTTGTTTATATCAAAAAAGCTAAGGTGGTGATTGAATGAAAGTAGAAGATAATAGTAAACAATTTTATGTAAAGTTTTCTGAGATCAAAGCTGGACACGTTTTTAAAGATATTAAACATAATAATATATTGTATATGAAAATGGATGAAACTCTTAGAGACTGTTTTGATAATGATTACAATGCTATTGGTATAGAACTTGGTACAACTGTATTTATTCCTGTAGATGAACTCGTTGAACCTATAGAGAATATTAAGGTGGTGATCGAATGAAAGTTACAGATAACAGAACAAAAAATAAAATTGTTAATTTTATGAATGTTAAATACGGAATTCCATTTGAATATCAAGGAGATCTCTTTATAAAAACAAATAATTGTTTAATTAAAGAGGATGCTTTTACAAATGCGGTTTCATTGAAAAGCGGAACGCTATGTAAATTTGGCGATTTAGAAAGAGTTGAATTAGTTGATGCGGAGGTTGTTGTTAAATGAAGAGATTGAGATTAAAAAAATAAATGATATTTATGCTGATATTCTGCAGCATTGAGGGAATGTGTTTACTAGAATGCCTCTAGAACGCACCAGAATGCCCGTAAAGGCCTGTTTGGGTATTTCCATGATATTTTATATGTCTAAAAGTGAAATAGGGCTAAATGAGGCTTGTAGTGCGTTACAGAGGTATTTCTGTATTATATCGAATTATGTACAAGTGAAAATATCAAATAAATAAGGAGTTAAGGTATGATTGAGATTATTATAACTATTATTGTTTCATTAATGTTAATTGGTTTTTTACTTTTTGGTATTGGAGCAGCAGTATACATAATTAAAAACGATATGAAAATTAAAAAGTTATTGAAATACCGTGAAAAAGGTAAAAAATGTAATATGTGTAAATACAGAGATCATTTGTATTGTGAGTATCCTGGTAAAAAGTGTGGATATGAAAGCATGTTCAAAGAAGATGCTGATATTTATGACGCGTAAAAGGAATGTACTATTATAGAGAAGAAGAGGTAGCTTAGGAGTGTAATGCTCAAGTAAACCGAGCCTTAGTAAAAATGATATTTGGGAGTAACTTTGGCAAAGTGAAAGCAAGTTGAGTGACGAATTGGTGTCAAAAAATTCGGTGGCTATTTATGACGCTTCTTTATTTTTTTTTGTGTTGATATTTTTACAAAAAAATTTTTTATTTTTATGCTTACTTTGTTTTAACTTTTTTTATTTTTAATTTAAGTTAGACAAAAAATTTTTATTTTTATGGAGCAAAAATCATATGGTAAAACTCAGAGATCATCAGAAAAAAGCACTACAAAAAATGAAGAATGGTTGTATACTTTGTGGTGGTGTTGGTTCTGGTAAAAGCATTACAAGTATCTCTTATTATTTTTTATTAGCTGGTGGTAGTATTGAACCATTTCGTTTTCCCAAAGTAATGAAAGATTTATATATTATTACTACTGCAAGAAAGAGAGATACATTTGAATGGGACGATGAGTTGGTTCATTTTGGTTTATGTCGTAATGGACCGAACTTTGGCAATAAGGTTGTAATTGATAGTTGGAACAATTTACATAAATATGTTAAACATGATGATAGAGGTTGGCATCCTTTAGTACAAAATGCTTACTTTATATTTGATGAGCAAAGAGTTATTGGTACAGGTACATGGGTTAAATCATTCTTAGCTTTAACAAAAGTTAATGAATGGATTTTACTTAGTGCAACTCCAGGTGATACTTGGCTTGATTATATTCCAGTATTTATCGCAAATGGATTTTATCGTAACTTCACTGACTTTAGATTACAACATGTTGTTTATAGTCCCTTTACAAAATTTAGAAAAGTGGAACGATATTTGGATGTTCCTAAGCTTGAACGTTTAAGAAATGATATTTTAGTTGATATGCCTTTTGAAAGAAAGACTGAGCAACATCATAATGAAATTTATGTTACTTATGATACAACTTTGTATAATGATTTAATAACAAAGCGTTTTAATTATGAAAAGAATCAACCTTTTACTAATGTTGCAGAATTGTGTAGTGCATTAAGAAAGGTTTGTAACTTAAGTCCTGAGAAATTTAATATTATATTGGATATTATAGAATCAAAGAAGAAAGTAATTATATTTTACAACTTTGATTATGAACTTGAAGCATTAACAAAATTATTTGATAGCATGGATATCACTTATACACAATGGAATGGACATAAGCATGAACCTATACCGGAAAATGATATTTGGGCTTATCTAGTTCAATACAATGCAGGAAGTGATGGATGGAATTGCACAAAGACGGATACAATTATATTCTTTAGTCAGAATTATTCATATAAAACGATGATACAAGCTGCGGGTCGCATCGATAGACTCACAACACCTTTTAATGATCTTTGGTATTATCACTTTAAAACTAAGTCAAGTATTGATAAAGGAATTGCAAGAGCTATACATATGAAGAAGAAATTTAATGAGAATGCACAATTTGGTTACTTATTTGAAGACAATGATCGAAAAATAAATGATATTTTACCAAAAGCCTGCTGATATTCGCGAAAAAATTCGCTCCTATTATAGAGAGGGGTAGAACCAACTCCCTAGTCTTACGAGATTAGGATAAAAGGGGTGGTCAACTACTTTTATATTTTTTGTAATTAGCGCTAAGGAGATTTTTACACATCGTACGGAAATACACCTGCTAGCTACTAATGACTTTAAAAACTCCTTCGATATTTTAAAACACATATTTTACAATTTCTTCTTAGCGTTACTTTTTTGATAATAACTAGTTAAGCTCTATGCCATGACCCTCTGTTTTAGGATAGCCCCTATGTTTACAAAGGTGAGCAATTGTTAGCTAGTTTATTATATGCTGATATTTATTTACTTTATCCATTTTACTTTTAATCATTCTCAAAAATATATTAAAGGTAAAATCCTCAACAACCCTTATGAACACACATGACACCTTGGGATGAAGTTTATAAGTATCTTACCAGAATGATATTTGCCATGACTCCGAACCTTGTGATTGGACACAGGCACCTTTAGTCAGGCTTCTTCACGGACGAGCGAATACATTCTGGTTTATTTTTTTATTAAATATAAGCAGAAAAATGATATTTTACTGTTTTAAAAATTTTGTGAATATCAGCACATTTGGGCCTAAAAATGATATTTTAGTTTGTGCTGTTTTCAAATAAAATTAAAGGAGACGACAATGAAGCAACATTACAATTTGGAAAGTGAATTCCAAGCCGATCTTAAAAAAGAGATTGAGAATCGGTTTCCTGGTGCTTATGTAGCAAAACAGGATACTAGGCAAGGCACACCTGATCTTTTAGTCCTTTATCAAAAGCATTGGGCTTTGTTAGAGAATAAGAAAGATAAGAATGCAGCACATCAGCCTAATCAAGATTGGTGGGTAGATCACTTTAATCAAATGTCCTTCTCGGCGTTTGTCTATCCTGAGAATGTAGAGGAGGTATTGAATGAAATGGAACGATCATTCCAAGATATTAGGTAGTCATGCCTTTCTTGGAGCAAGCAAACATGGATGGCTCGGTGATGATGTAGAGAAGTTAAGAGCTCGTTATATTCGCTGGCTAGCTGTTCAAAGAGGAACTGAATTACATGAACTTGCAGCTAAGTTAATCAAACTTGGTATTGAGTTACCTCAAACAACAAAAACATTTGATTTATATGTAAATGATGCTATTGGATTTCGTATGCGTCCTGAACAACCATTATATTATAGTGATAATTGTTTTGGTACAGCAGACGCAATCGCTTGGGATGAGAAAACAAAATTTTTAAGGATTCATGATTTAAAGACTGGTGAAGTGCCAGCAAAAATGGAGCAGTTACATATTTATGCTGCTTTATTTTGTTTAGAATATCATCAGAAACCTGCTAATATGGGATTTGAATTAAGAATCTATCAGAATGACGGAATTGAAATTGATAATCCAACTGGAGAAATGATATTTCCAATCATGGAGAAGATTATTCAATTTGATAAAGTATTAAACAACATTAAAGGAGAATTGTAATGGATACAAGTAATATGTCTTTAGATGACAAAATCAAAGCATATATTGAGCTCCATGAAACGGAGTCATCATTACAACATTATGGAACCCCTAGACATTCTGGTAGATATCCTTGGGGTTCAGGAGATAATCCTTATCAAAGAAATGAGGATTTTCATAGGGTTTACAATGATCTGAAAGCACAGGGCTTTACAGACAAACAGATGGCGGAACAGTTCAATTGTTCAATTACAGAACTTAAAGCTCGTCGTTCAATGTCTTCACAGCAGGAAAAACAAAGACAAGCTGTACAAGTTGTGAAGTTACATGATAAAAAGGGAATGGGTTGGACTGCTATAGCAAGACAACTTAATCTTAAGAATGAATCATCAGCTCGTTCAATTTATGAGAGAGCAAAAGCACCTAAGAAAACATTAAATGAACAAGTTGCAGACAGACTTGAAAAAGTACTTAAGGAGAAAGGCGGATATTTGGATATTTCAACAGGTACAGAATTGGGATATCCTTGGTCCGATGATGCTCCTAGAACAGGTATTAGTGCAAGTCAGTTAAGAGTTGCTTCAATAATGCTTAGGGAAAAAGGATATTCTATTCAGGTTATTAACTTACCTCAGGTTACTAATCCTGGACAGTATACGAACACAACCGTATTGGCACCTGCTGGAACAAAGAAAAAGGATATTTTCAACAATCTTGATAAACTTCATGCAGTTGATGATTATACTCCTGATGCAGGTAGAACTTGGTGGAAACCTGAATTACCTGAATACATCGATAGATCAAGAGTTTATGTAAGATGGCCTGATGAAGGTGGAGCTGAGCGTGATGGTATGGTTGAAATTCGTCCTGGTGTTAAAGACTTATCACTTGGAGAACATACATATTGTCAGGTAAGAATTGCGGTTAAAGGTTGCGATGTTGCTGGTAAGACAGATGATTATGGCAATCCTGAGCCTTCTGACAGATATATTAAGGGAATGGCTGTATATTCTGATGAGATACCTGATGGTTATGATATTGTTGTTAACTGTGCAAAAGCTAGATCTAAAGGTGATGTGAAAGCATTCAAACCAATTAAAGATCCTACTGATGTGGATGCAGTTTTCGGTGCAAAGATCATGGCTAATGGACAGGACTATTATGAAGATGAAAATGGTGAAAAGCATCTTGGTCTTGTTAATAAGGTTAATGCAGAAGGAACATGGGAAGATTGGACAAAAACATTACCTTCTCAGTTCTTAAGTAAACAGCCTAAAGAATTAATTAAGAGGCAGCTTAACTTAACTTATGCTGAAGCTCTTGAAGAATTTGATGAAATTAAAGGATATACTAATGATGTTGTTAGACAGAAAGCTCTTGAAGAGTTTGCAAGTCAGTGTGATAGTGCAGCGGTTGAACTTAAAGCAGCAGCATTACCTAGACAACAGTCACATGTTATAATTCCTATTAATACTTTAAAGGACAATGAAGTTTATGCACCTGGATATGAAGATGGTGAAGAAGTCGTGTTAATCAGATATCCTCACGAAGGTATATTCCAGATTCCTAGACTTATAGTAAATAACAAAAATAAAGAAGGAAAGAAGTTCATTGGTCCTCTTGCTCCTGATGCTATTGGTATTAACCACAATGTAGCGGATATTATGTCAGGAGCAGACTTCGATGGAGATACTGTTACTGTAATACCTACAAGTAAGATTGTTAACATACAGAACAAACCTCCGTTGCAAGGTCTTGTTGGATTTGATGCAAAAGCTGAGTATCCTTATAGACCTGGTATGAAACATTTGAGCAAAGATCAGACTCAGAAAGAAATGGGTATTATATCTAATCTGATTACTGACATGACAATCAAGGGTGCAACAGAAGAAGAACTTGTAAGAGCAGTTAAGTATGCAAATACAGTTATTGATGCTGACAAACACAATCTTGATTACAAGAGAAGTTATGCAGAGAATGATATTGAAAGTTTGAAGAAAATTTACCAACAGAAGGCTAACTGGAATGGAAAAGGAAAGTCTTATGGCGGTGCTGGAACATTACTTTCAAGAGCAGGATCTGAAGAACATATTCCTGAACATCAATTAGCACAGATCGATCCTGAAACTGGAAGAGCAAAAAAAGCTTGGAGACCTGATGCTTCTGGTGAACTTTTATATATGGACACTGGAAGAACAAGAATGGTTCCTGATAGAAATAAAGATGGATCTTTTAAATATGATGAAAATGGAAAAAAGATCTACAAAGAGGAACTTGTTCGTCAGAAAGTTTCTAAAATGTCTCAGGTTCCTGATGCAAGAATGCTCATGTCAAACCCTGAGAAAGGTTATATTCAGGAAGAGCTTTATGCAGAATATGCAAATAATATGAAACGTTTAGCAATTCAGGCAAGAAAAGAAGCGTTAGCTATAAAACCTGAAAAATGTAATCCTGAAGCTCGTGAAGCATACAAGGATGAAGTAGAGTCTCTTAATCAGAAGCTTGAGAATGCTAAGCGTAATGCTCCTCGTGAGAGACAAGCTCAAGTTCTTGCAAATATAGCTATGAAGCAAATTAAACTCGATAATCCAGACATGGACAATGACAAGAAGAAGAAGCTTGCTCAATTACAGATGACTATTGCTCGTAACAAGGTTGGCGCTAACAAGAAGGACGTTCAGGTTGTCATTGAGCCTCGTGAGTGGGAAGCTATACAGAAGAATGCTATCTCACCCTCTAAGCTGCGTGAGATCCTTAAGAACACCGATACTGATAAGGTCAAGAAGCTTGCTTCACCTAAGACCAGTAGTACTGCTCTGTCTAGTAGCAAGCAGAACCTCATTAAGCAGATGGCTAATGGTGGTTACACTCTTGAACAGATTGCAAAACGTCTTGGTGTTTCTAAGTCAACCGTCTTTAAGTACGTTAAGGGAAAGGAGGTCTGATACAATGTGCATTTATATTTGCTATTCTGTCGTTAGATCTCTTAACCCTATCGACAATAGTATTACAAACAGTTACAGCCACTGTGATATTTCAACAGATTGGAGGTATTGCTTATGAGAGTATGTATGTTAACTACCGTAGACAATCCATTTGATCCGTTTGAGAACTTCAATGAGTGGTATAAAATTGACATGCAATTTCAGTACAACACTTGTGCTCTTGTTGCACGTCTTGTTCCTGACACTGAGAACCTTCCTCAGCCTTACATGGAAGAGATCAAGGAGTCAATCCTTAATGATTGGTGCAGGATGAACCCGCTTACATACAAGCTATTGGTTAGAGAGGTTGAAGATCCTGAGTATGACGAAGAAGGAAACGAGATAGAAGACGATTCACATAGCGAAGACGATAAGCAACCTGAAAATGTAGAGTGAAATATCAGTTCGTAATATCATTTCACTATATCATTTCAGGAATATCAGCATAAAACACCCCGGGGGGGCTAGAAAGCTAGCATGGGGCCTCTAAAT